ACTTTAAATATTTCTGATGAATTATTTGGAATCATCATGCTTGTTGTAATAGATGCTGTTGGAGCTGTACCAAAAGATACATGGCAGTGACCCAACGAACAAGATACTCTTACTAAAGTTGTTCCTGTGCCAAATGCTGTGGATGCTGCTGTTGTATTGCCTACTGCAAATACTTGTGATGTACTTGGGACATAAGCATCTACTAAATTTTCGTTATCATCAAATCGTATGCTACTCATTTTTTACCCTTTGTCATTTTTTTCATGCCAGTTTCTTTAGTTTCTTTTTTCTTGGTTTCTTTTTTCTCGTGCATCTTCATACCTTTTGCACTAGCATAAGTTTCTGCTGCGTGTTTACCTTTTTCCGTATAAGGGAATTTCTTTTTTCCGACCATTGGCATGATTACTTTCCTTTTTGTTTATTTTTATTCTTTCCTGCTGAAGATAAAGCAATTGCTACAGCTTGTTTTTGTGACTTACCATGTTTCATTTCTAATTTAATATTAGAAGAAATGGTTTTTTTACCAGAACCTTTTTTAAGTGGCATATAAATCCTTACTTTAAGAAACGTAGTTTGTATAGAGTTGAATCAATAAGGTCTGCAATTTCATCTATAAGATTTTGCAATTCAGAATCATCTGGTAACTCTTCCCTCATTTGATAAATATGGTCAAATAAAGTTTCAAGTTCTACAACTGGGTCTGAATCTGGGAGAGAGTAAAATTCTGTAGGGTTAGATAATTGACCGTACTTACCCATGTATGCTTCAATAAAATCATCTGTAACGTCAGATAAACTATTATAAAATTCACCTAATGTAACGTGCTGTGCATATGATTTAGATTGCCAATGCAATAAATGAGCATTAGTTACAGCGTGTAATAGCACTAAAGCTAAAATAGGTGCTGTAGTACTTTTGTCTACATTGTCTTTAAATGGTGTGCTCATTGGTTACCTTGTTAGGCTCTTTAGCCTGTTCTTTAATCTGTATAAATGTATGGTCATATTGACAATCTGGACAAACAGGGTATCCAGTGTGGTCATATACTTCACCGCACTGCTCGCATACACTTACTTGGATTGTCATAAAAAATACCCTCCGAAGAGGGTTAAAATGGAGATTGCATAAATCTTACAGGCAGGAGTATGCCTATGCAAAGATTATACCACAGAAATGAGTTTTGTCAAGCGTTTATACGCTTTGAACTAATAGTCAGCAAATTGTCCATAGCCAGTTCCAACTTATACTCATAAGCCATAGGTTTCCTAGCTTTAAGGTATCTAGTATACAAGGCTTCTTGTTGTTCTTTTGGTAAATGATGAATAATAGCATCTATGGTGCGGACATTTTGCATATCCATGCTGCTAACCATGTGTTCAAATTCGTCTTTAGTAGACTCTCCACCAGACGACATACCAAGACTTTTAGATGGAAACCCCAGCTTATGACTATCGCTTTGTTTCATCCATAATGCCCAATCATCTAATATTGCTAGTAATCTATTTATGTCTATCATTCTGAACAAGAATACATACTACTAAAATTAAATGTTTCGTAAGGTGTTCTCATAGTATTGTTATGTTTAGCGTGTCGTTCTGTATATACTTTACCTTGCATTGTTTCAAATGCTTTAGGTAATGGATGAAATATATTCTGCAACATAGATTTTGGATGATTATAATATACAGAAAATCTTTTATTGTTTTGTAATTTTTCCATAAGAATAATATGACTAGATGCCATGCCAGTAATAATTGGCACTAATTTTTTTTCTTTAAATCCAAATGCAGCTTCCATTTCTCTTATGGTCATTTTTCCATCACCAATTAAATCTATAATTTTTTGTCGGAGTTGATGAGTTGTTAATTTTTCCCCATTTAATTCATATACTGTTTGATTATTACTAGCCATGATTTTCCTTAAGATACATCTATGATTTTACATTCCCACCGATTTGACTTATTCTTAAACCACCATGTACATGAATAGTCCAACCACATTCTCTGACTATACCAATATGTTCCAATTCTGAAATTTTGCGTACACGAGCATTAGCATTTACTTTGGTAGTGGTTTGTACAGCTAATATTTTACCATCTTTAATTGCAAGTAGGTCAATAAATCCATAGAGGTCTTGCCTTATACGAGCAAATGAGTTCCAGTGTTCTGTAATAGCTACAAAATATCCTTCTTCACGCAGCTTGCGTAAACTTAACTGCGTTGGAGATATAGCCATTAATTTGTTTTTTTCTGGATTTCGCCTGTGGATTTATTAAGTTCGTACTCTACCATATCATCATTATTTAATTTTTGTTCTTTAATTCTTTTACCAAATATTTTTTCAAAGTTATCTTCAAATTCAGACCTATCTGTAAAAGGTCTTGGTGTTGAACCTTTACCCATTATTTAACTCCAATCATATTGTGTTCCCAAAGATACTGCATAGTTCCTATGTATGCCCTATTCCACATATCACGTCTATCTTCTTTGGTTAATTCTTTTCCATTATCTAATTTAAAATGACACTCAAAACATAAAGCTGCTACTAATGCGTCAGATGTTTTAGCTCCCATAGACTTACCTTCATTACGGTGAGCTGCACAAACTGTTTCAGATTGTATACCACAATGTTGGCATGGTAGTTCTCTTACAAGTTTAGTAAGTTTAATGTTGCGGTATATCATCTGGAAATGTACACCCATATTCATTAGCAAAACGAATGACATCAGAAATGTAATCCGCAAATTGACCAGTATCAAGGTCTGATGTAGATGGTACTACAACTACAGGTTGACCTGCAACTTCTTTTGCATATTTAAGATATTTCCATTTTAACAATTCATGTAACTCTTCTTTGGTATATCCAAGATAATCAGATAACATTTCTAATAGTGCCCAATATTTATCATTTTGGCTTAAATTACGAATATGTTTTCTTTCTGAAACTGTCACCTTATAAACTTTACTAAAATCTAGTTCTTTTAATTTGCTGACCAAAAGACTTAAGTTCTCCCTTGTCAAATTCCACTTTAGCATTTGCACGATTAAAACCCTCCGATTCAATTATTTTTCCATCTGGAAATGTAACACGATATTCACAATTTCCAAACAACTTATACCATTCACTATCTTGAAATTTCATATTGGTTTATCCCTGTAACGTAAAGATTTAGGCTGAAACCATAACGGTATAGAGCCCTCCCATTCAAAATGCCTTTGCTTGTTCACAGCCATAAAACCATCTGGAACTAGTTTAGCATCAACTTCACTTAATTTACCATCTAAAATATCTTTTTCTTTTTTCTTGTTTCTGTAGATACTAACACAATTATCTGCAAGGTTAGTTATGGTCGCAGAACCTGCCACGTCAAACTTACTAGGTGTATGAGTAGTTTCGTCTATTGTTTTTCTGGAGTGACAAATTAAGTGAATATGGATATTTAAATCCCTTGCAGCAATACACAGTTGGTCTACAAACTTCTTCTGACCGTTATAATCATCTTCATTAATAGAACACTTCATTAAACTATCTACTACAAAATGCTGTATGCCCAATTGCTCTGCTCCATAGTAGATAACAGATAATACTGCTGTAGGATTTGTGCTGCCTAACTGGTCGTATAAAAACAACTGTCCTACTACAGAATTACAAAAGTCAGTAATAGCTGCGTCTGTTGGTTCACTAGTTCCTACTGATTGACGGATATAACGTGCAAGAGTGCTACGACAGCTCATTTCAAAAGAACATATCATAGTCTTGTAGTTCTCAATCAATTTAAGTGTAATATAGCTCAATAGCATGGATTTGCCATGTCCGCTATAACCAGACCAAATTGTCGTTTCCCCTAAACGAAGCCTAAAATTTTCTGCCTTATCAAACGGAAGATACGCACCACTTTGTATTTCACCAGTAAAATATTTAATCGTGTCATCAATAAATAAATCTGGACTCTTAATTTTACGATACTCATCACTGTCCCTCACAAAAAAATAATTCTTAATCTTATCCTCGTTTACAACAAGGCTTTGTACCTTTTCTTCTAATGACATAAATCGTATGCTCCTCTTAATCTCTCTGCTGCTTTTAATAATCTTACCCTATCTTCTTCTGGAAGGGTTTTGCCACTACCCATTTCTAATGCTGCTAATGCTACTAGTAGTGTTTCAGTAGATATTGTTTTTAATACTGCATAAGGATTAAATGCTTTCCTAGCAGGTTTAAAGTCACCTAACCTTTGTGGTGTAACAGCATCAAGGTTAAGACCTACAGCTCCTAAAACATCTACTGCTGAACATCCTGCAAAACAATGGACAAGTATACGACCATCTGATAATTCCTTCAAGCCTAAACTAGCTTGTCTATCATCATGAGCTGGACATAAACATTGATATTCACTTTCACCAGATTTATGAGGATTTTGAAAATAACCAATAAGTTCATGTATGTTCATTAAAAAACTCCCTTAATAAACCTATACTTCTCATCTCTTATCTTCTCATTTCCTCTCTTATCTTCTTCTCTCTTCTCCTCTCTAATACTCTCTTTATATACTTTGTGTATAATTCCATGTATGTCACCGTCAAACCAGTCCTTAAGACCGTTTAACATAGTAGTAATAAACTCTGGTTCTTTATGCAGCCTAAAACATACTTTTCGTAAATCTGGAATATCTCCGTTACGTTCAGATGCCAAACACCAAAGTTCAAAAAGAGTAGCTTTTTGGTCAGAAGTTAATTGATGCCAGTCTGGGTCAGACAGAATATCACGACCATAAACCTTAAACCAGACCATAGAGGATTTGTTCTTAAAGTGCTGAAACTTGCTCCAATTGCGGACTTTCATACATTACTCCTAGTAGTTAAAAATATTTCAAAAAAGCGTAACATAGCTAAAAATGGAAAGCAAGATATTTATTCAAATTATTTTAAATATATTTTGTATATAGGTATTGTATATTTTTTTGGTTTTGCTATAGTTCATGTATGGTAATTAATCAACAGGAGATAAAAATGGAACTACAAAATGACATTCAAAGAGAAATTAAAATGTACGGATGTACAAGGGCTCAAATAGATGCTGGTGTTCAACAAGAAAGTTTAGGCAATCCATTAATGTA